GGCCGGTCGGCAGGACTGGCACGTGGACTACACCGGCGGTTACCTCATGCCTGGCGACAACCTGGTTGCGTCCGGCGTGATGTCTGCGGCCGCAGCCGACAACAGCTTCAATCTGCCGGAGGATGATGACCTGTATTTCCCAATCATCGTGGCAGGAGAAGTGGTGCGCACCGCGGGCTTCACAGAAGCCAGCAACAACGGCAAGCATGTGGTGGTGTCGCGCTCACGCACCAAGCTGATCGTGGCCAGTGCGCTCGTGGACGAACCCGCGAGTGGCTTCCACCGGCTCACGTGCCAGACGCTGCCTGCGGACCTGGAGCGTCGCTGCCTGGACACCATCAAGAACTGGTTCCTCTGGGTCAAGCGAGACATGTCCATCACCAGCGAGTCGTTGGGCGATTGGTCGGCGTCGTATGCGTCGGCTCCGTTCCTCGCGGCCGACAACTTCGGGTTGCCTCCTATGGTAGCCGCGGGGTTGCAGAAGTGGGCGAGGGTGGTCTGATGCCTGCGAGCATTGACCATCTGCTCGTCCATCGAGCAGACGTGGAGAGGATCTCCCCGACGGATCTCGGTAACGGTCGCTTTCGAGACGACTACGTGCCGCACCTTGGGGGGGTCCTCTTCCGCCTGTCGATGGGCTCTACGCGCGAGCGCACCGCGGGCGATCAGTGGCAGACCGTCTACGGACCCATCGGATATCTCCTGCCAGCGACGGACATTCAGCGAATGGACATTGTGTGTAACATCCTGCTGGAGAACGGCACGACGGATCCGCGGCGCTACCGCGTGACCGGGGTGCAGCGGCCGTCGTTGCAGCATCACATAAAAGTGGTGCTGGAAGTATTCGAGAAACAGGCCAGTGCCTAAGATCACGAAATGGGATCCCAACGGTATCATCAATGCGGCGCTGGAGATCACCGAGCGTCGGATGAACGAAGCCGTGGTGGTGGTGCAGGCCGACATCAAGGTGTCGCTGAACGTCGGGAACCCAGGCGGCAAGAATCCCTCGGCTCCGGGCGAACCACCTCGCAAGGTGACCGCTCGGTTGTTCAACAGCATCTTCGGCAAGGTGATCCGGCAGGGGAGTCAAGTCCTCGGCGTCGTCGGCACAAATGTTATCTACGGACGACGACTGGAGTTGGGCTTCGCTGGGAAGGATGCCGCGGGACGCCAGATCGATCAGGCTCCCCGGCCGTTCATCCGTCCGGCGTTTGTCCGTAACCGTGATCGCATCAAGCGGATACTGAAAGTGTCATGACACGAGTCCAAGACGGAATCTATCAGATGCTGGCAGCGACGACCGAGGTCACGTCTCGGTTGTCTACCTATCGGGGGAAGCCCGCGATCTTTACGCGGAACCGAATCCCCGGAGATGCCGTTCCGCGGTATTGTGTCATCGAGGATGCGCTCGGTGACAGCCCGTGGGACACCAAGACGACACGCGGCAGGGAGGTGTTACACGACATCAAGTTCCTCGACTTCGAATCTGGAGACCCGAGTCTGGTGCAGGATGCGGCGGAGTTCGCGCGTGACGTGCTCCATCGTGGACCCGGCATCACGGTCTCGGGTTACGGCACACTCATCGCGGTGGTGAGTGGGCCGATCGCCGTGCCATCGGACGACCAGACTTACGGTCGCGTCATCACCGCTCGTTTCAACTTGATCCAGGCGTAGGAGGAAATCGCAGTGCCGAATGAATCACCGTATGCACTCGGTCCCAACGGGGAGATGAACGGCTCGGACGTGCTCGTCCAGGTCGAGACCCCGGCGGACTCGGGCAACTATGTCACCGTCGGCTCGCAGCGTGGCGCCACGTTCGGCGAGCAGACCAACCCCATCGACATGTCGTCGAAAGAGGACCGTCGCGGGTTCTTCAACCCCGGCCGGTGGACCAGCACCATCTCTTTCGAATACATGTATATCGCCACTGCGTCGGGCTACGCCCGGCTCAAGGCTGCGTCACGCGATGGCGAATACGTTCGCCTGCGTCGGCGTGAGCGTGGCGTCAACGTGGAGATCGCGCAGTGCGTGGTCACCAGTCTCAGCGAAGCCGCTCCCGATCAGGACGCGGTCGTCGTCAGCGCGGACTTCCAGCTGAATGGCGGCTGGGAAGCCGTCGTCTAGTAGCCGTTAACAATCACACGCGACGGCACCCCACCGTTGCATTGCAAGGAGAAGGCATCATGGAACAGCGAGACATCAAGGTAGGCAAGATCACGTTTCCGGTTCTCTACTCCGCCAACGCCCTGCGTCGGCTGGAGCGGGAGACCGGGCATCCCACGCAGCGGATCGGCGTCCTGCTCCTCACCGGGCAGGGAGGTTTCGATCTGCTCCAGTGCGTGCTGTGGGCAGGGCTCGAAGGCGCGCGACTGAAACTGGGCACCCGGCCGAACCCCTTCACGATTGATGAAGTGGGTGACATGATCGACGAGCTCGGAGGACCGGAAACCGCGTGGGACATCGAAGCCGTGCCACCGGCTCCCATGGCAACGGCCGTGTTGCAAGCATGGCAGTCGTCGTTCCCGAAGAAACTCAGGACGGATCTACCGAAAGGTGAGAAGGGAAAAAACGACGGAGCCCCATCCCCGGATCAGACGAGTGGTGGGGCGACCGATGCGACGGAGCCGTCGTCTCAGGAATAGCGGAGCACGACTTTTGGAACATGACGCCCGAAGAACTTGATCGGGCGTTGTGGGCCATCTTTAAGAATCGTGAAGCGGAACTGAAGGACCACATGCGCACGTCGTGGTATACCGCGTCCCTGATGCGGCAGCAGAGGCTTCAACCGTTGCACGTCTGGATGGGTCCGCCGAAACCGAGTGCGGAGGAAATGGCGCGGCTCAAGGCTGAGCACGAACAGATGATCAAGGAGTTCGGCTAGTGGCAAATGACCTGCTCGGTAAACTCGGTGAAGCCTTCGTCCTGCTGCGGGCAGACGGTGAGACCCTTAACGCCGATCTGAAGAAGCGGAAGAAGGAACTCGAAAAGGAACTCGCATCGTGGGAGGGTTCCTTTAAGAGTATCGGGAAAGGTCTGTCCACCACGGTCACCGCGTCGTTCCTTGCGCTCGGTGCCGCAGCACTCGGAGCCGGTGCGGAGATTGACGACGCACTCGACACCATCCGGATCAAGACCGGAGCCACTGGCGACGCAGCCAAGGGATTGGAGCAGTCATTCAAGAATGTCTTCGCGAGCGTGCCGTCGTCAGCGGCGGACGTCGCGGAGGCACTCTCGGTCATCCACCAGAAGACCGGGCTCACGGGTGCGGGTCTCGAAACGCTCGCGTCACAAACCCTGAACCTCGCGCGCATCACTAAGACCGATCTCAACTCCGTCCTCGAAACGTCGCAGGATCTTTTCGCCAACTGGGGGGTGTCCGCACAGGATCAAGCTGGCAAGCTGGACTTCTTGTTCAAGGCGGCGCAGGCCGGAGGTATCAAAGTCGATCAGCTGATGGGCTCCCTCTCGGCTAGCGGTGCCGTGCTGCGTGAGTTCGGATTCGATCTGGAGCAGTCGGCCGCGTTGCTCGCGCAGTTCGAGAAGGCTGGCATTGACAGCGAGACGATGCTGGGTGGTCTGCGGAAAGCCGCAGCCTCATTCGCGAAGGACGGTATCGATCTCAAGACCGGATTGGCCGCCACGGTTGAAGAACTGAAGCTGCTCGGTCCGGGTCTGGCCGCACAGCAGAAGGCCATGGAGGTGTTTGGCAACAAGGTCGGTGTGCAGGTCGCGGACGCGGTCTCGAAAGGCAAGCTGGGGGTCGCCGAGTTTTACGCGCAGCTGAAGAACTCCCCGGAGACCATCACACGAGCGGCCGATGAGACCGACGGCTTCTCCGAGAAGCTGAAGCTCTTCAAGAACAACGTCATCCTCGCACTCGAACCGCTCGGCACCAAGCTGTTGGACATCGGCAACAAGGCCGTGCCGATGCTCATCAAGATGGCGGGAGCCGCGGGAGCCGTCGCTGATAAGTTCAACACACTCCCAGAGCCGGTGCAGAACGCGGCCATCGGTCTCGGGGCGATCGCTGCGGCCGCGGGTCCGGTCATCTACGTGATGGGCACGCTGCTCGGGCACGTGGGCTCGATGGCGACCATCTTCGGCACGTGGGGACCGAGCATCATCACGGCCGCAAAAGCCGTGGCGACCCTTACCGGCGGACTCATTGCACTCAATGTGGCCGCTGCCGCGTTCACCGGCTACAAACTCGCGCAGATGTTCTCACTCATCGCGGAGGTTGACGGCCAGCGCGCACAGGCGTCGAAGGACAATGCCGCGCAGACCGTGCAGGACAACAAGGCGATGCAGGTCGCCTTCGAGAAGACCGGCATCGTGGCCGTGTCTGCGGGTCAGGCCTATAAGATTCTGGATGCGTTCTCCGCTGGGCTCGCTGGCCGCTACGTGGACCTGTCCTTTGCCAGCAAGGAGGTCAATGAAGCTTTTGCCATTGGCACGCAGCAAGCCGGACGCAATGCCAAGGCGACCGATGATCAGGCGAAGGCGCAGGAAGCCGCGGGTAAAGCCGCGATGCTCGAAGCGGCCAGACAAAAAGCCGCAGCCGAAGCCAAAGCCCAAGCCGCAGAGAAAGCCAAAGCACTTCGAGAGGAGCTTGAAAAACTCAACGCGCAATACAGTGGTGCCACGGTCATTGCCGATGCGAACAAGTTCATCGAGGTTCTGAGGAACATCGGTGGTGTGACTAAGCTGACGAAGGAAGAAGCCGCAGCTATGTTCCCGGTGTTCGAGGGAGCCGTGGCCAAGATGGCGTCGATGGGCAAGGTCGTGCCTCCGGAGATCCGGAAGGTCTACGACGAACTGTTCAAGGTCGTCAAGCTGCCGGAACTGAACGCGAAGTCGATGGACGTGTGGACCAAGTCCTGGGAAGAGGGACTGGCCAAACAACAGGCCGCACTCGAACGCGATCTCGCG